ATGAATACCAGGGCGGCGACGGATATGGTTTCGGCTACGGCTCCGGCTCCGGCTGTGGCTCCGGCGACGGCTCCGGCTACGGCGACGGTTCAGGCTCCGGCGACGGCGACGGCTCCGGCTCCGGCTCCGGCTCCGGCTGTGGCTCCGGCACCGGCTCCGGCTCCGGCACCGGCTCCGGCACCGGCACCGGCTCCGGCACCGGCTCCGGCTACGGCTCCGGCTCCGGCTACTGTGAATAGCTGCTGATCCTCTGGTGTCCGGCCCTGCGGGGCCGGACACGCAAACCGACACACACACGAGGAGAGACGGACATGATCGGGAAAACGGCACAAGCGATGATCGAGGCGGCATGATGTTCGAGGACTATGAAGATCAGGGATGCAGATCAGGCTCCGGCTACGGTTCCGGCGACGGCTCCGGCTACGGCTCCGGCTACGGCGGCGGTTCCGGCTACGGCTACGGCTCCGGCTCCGGCAGCGGCTTCGGCTCCGGCAGCGGCGACGGCTATGGCTACGGCTCCGGCTTCGGCTCCGGTTCGGGCGACTGCTGCGGTTCGGGCTCCGGCGACGGCGGCGGTTCCGGCGACTGCGACTGTGATTGAGGGGGCGTGATGTTCGAGGACTATGAAGATCAGGGCGGCGACGGCGACGGCTACGGTTGCGACGACGGCTATGGTTTCGGCGATGGCTACGGCGACGGCGACGGCACCGGCACCGGCACCGGCTCCAGCGACGGCTATGGCTCCGGCGACGGCGACGGCGACTGTGAATAGCCGCTGATCCTCTGGTGTCCGGCCCTGCGGGGCCGGACACGCAAACCGACACACACACACGAGGAGATACGGACGTGAGCGGGAAAACGGCACAATCGACGATCGAGGGGGCGTGATGTTCGAGGACTATGAATACCAGGGCGGCGGCTCCGGCGCCGGCGACGGCTGCGGCGACGGCACCGGCACCGGCACCGGCACCGGCTCCGGTTCAGGCTACGGCTCCGGCTCCGGCAACGGCGACGGTTTCGGCTACGGTTCCGGCGAAGGCGACGGTTCTGGAACCGGCTCCGGCCACGGCCACGGCTCCGGCTCCGGCAGCGGAGACGGCTATGGCTACGGCTCCGGCTACGGCGACGGTTCCGGCTCCGGCACCGGCTCCAGCGACGGCTATGGCTCCGGCGACGGTTCCGGCTACGGTTTCGGCTCCGGCGAAAGCGACGGCTACGGCGACGGTTCAGGCTCCGGCGACGGCGACGGCTCCGGCTCCGGCTACGGCTACGGCGACGGTTCCGGCTCCGGCTGCGGCATCGGCTCTGTCTCCGGCTCTGGTGACGGTTCCGGCTCCGGCTCTGGCGACGGTTCCGGCTACGGCTATGGTTCTGGCTACGGCTACGGTTCTGGCGACGGCGACGGCGGCGGCGACGGCGACTGTGAATAGTCGGACAAAACAAGAGTCTGATATTTGTGTGCTCACCGCTGTACCAGCGCGGCTGGGCACACCAATCAACAGAAATGGAATGAAAAAATGAAACTGGGGGAATTGAAATCAATCGTGGACGCGATCCACGAATTGCACGGGCCGGATGCCCACACGATTTTTGTCTATCAGAAATCGAGCGGCAGGACCGGGCGCGGCAACGTCACCAGCTATCGCGTGAGCGTCGGGCTGGGTCCGATGGTGCAATTCAATATCGACTATCCGCGCGGCGAGGATGGCCCGGAATGAACATCGAAGAATATATCACGCCGGAAACGGTAAAGCGCATTTATGCGTGGTATCAGGCGCGGCGCAAACCAGCGCACCGCCCGCACCTGGGCGGCAGTCAGATTGGCGCGGAATGTTCGCGCGCGCTGTTTTATCAATTCCGCTGGGCAGACACGCCTGACCATGACGGGCGCGTGTTGCGCCTGTTCGAGACCGGCGACCGCGAGGAAAGGCGGGTTATCGACAATTTGCGTGCAATTGGCGTGACGGTTTGGGACCGCGATCCTGAAACCGGCAAACAGATTGCGTTCACCGCTCACGGCGGGCATTTTGCGCTGAGCCTTGATGGTGTGGTCGAGGGTTTGCCGGAAAGCGGAAAACCTCACACGCTGGAAATCAAGACGATGAACGAGCGCAATTTCGGAACACTGGAAAGAGACGGATTGCAGAAGGCAAAGCCGATTTACTGGGCGCAATGCCAGATTGGAATGCACATGGCCGGTCTGGATCGCTGTCTGTTTATCGCCGTGAACAAAAACGACGACAGCATTTATGCCGAACGGGTGAAAATAGACCATGAAACGGGCGCAAAATTGCTGGCAAAGGCGGCGGCAATCATTTTTGCCGAAAGGCCGCCGCCGCGAATTAACGAAGATCCGTCATTTTACATCTGCCGGTTTTGCGATTATCGGCACGTTTGCCACGAGGGAAAACCGCCCGAGGTGAATTGCCGGACCTGCGCACACGCCACGCCGGAAAAGGATGGCACCTGGTCCTGCGCCAAGGGGTTGCAAATGTGGCGGGAATGTCCTGCGCACCTGTTCAATCCGTATTTGCTCGGCTGGGAAATGACCGATGCCGGGGACGACTGGATCGAATACGTCACGCCTGACGGGGAAATAATTCGCAATCACGAGGCCAACAGCCGCGAGATTGCCGCCAAATGGACGCCGTTCTGATGCGCCTGCAACTTCGGGATTATCAGCAATCCGCAATCGACGGCCTGTATGACTATTGGTCCGCCGGGCGCGGCAATCACCCGATTATCGTTGCGCCGACTGGCGCAGGAAAAAGCCTGATAATTGCCAAGTTAATTGAGGATGCGCTTTCGTTTCCCGAAACGCGCGTCATGGTTTTGGCGCATGTCAAGGAATTGCTTGAGCAAAACGCGCGCGAATTGCTGCACCTGCTGCCCGGCGCTGACATTGGTTTCTATTCCGCGAGTATCGGGCAGAAACGGCTGGATCGGCGCGTCACGTTTGCCGGTATTCAATCGGTCTGGCAGCGCGCATTCGATATTGTCCCTGCGCCTGATTTGGTTTTGATCGACGAATGCCACCTTGTTCCGAAAGATTCGGCAACGCGATACGGGAAATTCATTGCGGATTTGCAGGTGTGCAATCCGGCGGTGAAAATAGTTGGTTTGACAGCCACGCCGTATCGGCTGGACAGCGGCTATCTGCACAAGGGTGACGGTGCGCTTTTCGACGGGATTGCCTATGATATTCCAATCGGGCTGCTGATTGAGCGGGGCTATCTGGCCCCGGTGGTGAGCAGGTCCAGCGCGAACAATATCGACCTGAGCGGTGTCAGGATGCGCGGCGGGGAATTCGTCGAATCCGATCTGGCTGCGGCGGCGTCCGATCCCGAATTGTTGCGGCGCACTGTTGCCGAGATTGTCGAACGCGGTGCCGACCGCCGCGCGTGGCTGGTGTTTGCGTGCGGCGTCAACCACGCGGAAATGATCCGCGCGGCAATGGCCGATCACGGGGTTGATGCCGAGGTCGTCACCGGGGCGGATAGCAGGGCGGATCGTGATCGGGTTATCGAGGATTTCCGCGCCGGGCGGCTGCGCTGCCTGATCAACGTGAACGTGCTGACCACAGGATTCAACGTGCCGCAGGTCGATCTGGTGGCGCTGGTGCGGGCGACGGCCTCGCCGGGGCTGTATGTGCAGATGGTGGGGCGGGGAACGCGAACGGCACCGGGGAAAACCAACTGCCTGGTTCTGGATTTCGGGCAGAACGTGGAGCGGCACGGGTTTATCGACGCGGTGCGGCCTCGCGCCAGGGGCGCGGGTGGCGGCGGTGGCAATGCGCCGGTAAAGGTTTGCGAGGGGTGCCGGACCGTCAATCCGATTTCGGCGCGAGTGTGTATCGAGTGCGGGGCCGAGTTTCCGCCACCACCGCCGAGGCACGGGGCGGTTGCGTATCAGGGCGCGCTGTTGTCGTCGCAGGTGCAGGCGGAATGGGTTGATGTTTCAGACGTTTTTTATGCGAGGCATCGGAAGGACGGCAGGCCGGACAGCGTAAAAATTACCTACCAGACCGGCTTGACCTTTGTGAGCGAGTGGCTGTGCCCGGATCACGGCGGATATGCGGCGAGCAAATACAGGGCGCGGATGCGGTTTCTTGGTGCGACTGCGTTGACGACCGACGAGGCGCTTGCAGAATGTGCAAGCTGGAAATGGCCGTGTCGTATCAAGATCAAGCCAAGCCTGAACAATCCGAAATTCATGGAGATTTTGCAGTTTGACTATTCGCATCCGAATGCGATGCAAAGCCGGAAATCAATGAAATCGGAATACGAATGGAACGAATGGAACGATGAGTGTCCTTTCTGAACACAACGAGCAGGCGGGTTTTGTCGGCTGGTTCCGGTCGAAGTTTCCGGGCGTGCTGATTTTCGCGGTGCCGAACGGCGGGCGGCGGGCGATTTCCGAGGCGAAACGGTTGCGCGACGAGGGGGTTGTTCCTGGCGTCCCTGATCTGTGCGTGCCTGCGTGGGGGCTGTGGATCGAGATGAAGCGCGCGCGCGGCGGGCGGCTTTCGGCTGAGCAGCGGGGCGTTATCGCGTATCTGGAGGGAATTGGTCACACCGTGATCGTGGGGCGTGGCGCGCGGGACGCCAGCGCGCAGGTGGTTGAGTTTGTGCGGGCGCGGTTCTGGTGATGAAAAAGCCCCGGCGTTTGATCGCCGGGGCAGTTGCGTCGGAGAGGAGGAGACGCGGATGACCCGCCGCGTGCGGGAATCGCTGGTGCGAATATGCGCCGAATTTGTCCGTTGTGCAATAGAGGTTTTTGGCCGGGGCTACCTCGCCGTCCTGTGTTGGACGGGTTTGGTTTGTCTTTCGCCGCCGCCCCCCGGCAGCAACGGCGGCACGTCGCAGGGGAAGCGGCGCGGTGGCCGCCACCGAAAACCGCTGCGACGGGCAGTTTCCGGCGGGGTGGCGGTCACGTTCCGCCACCGTTTTGATACTGTAGGCGGCGCTGAAAACATGCGCAAGGCGCAATTTTTTCCTTGCAATCGGTAACGCCGTGCGCTATATTTGGGGCACAATAACACCACAAAAGGGAGTTGGGGAGACATGGCGCAAGTGGATGTGCTTATTGACGAAATCGACATCGGCGCGCTGGACGCGGTGGCGGGATATGTCGAGCCGCGTATCGCGTCGTCCAGGGACGACGACGGTCTGCGCCTGCTTATCGTGGCCACGGACGGCACCCGAGTTCTGGCCGACGCAACGCCGGAACAGATTGACCTGTTTGAAATGGTGTGGCGCGCGACGACCGACGAATCCGAAAGCGCTACGCTGGTGGACCTGCGTGCTGCCCTTGCCGCAATGAAAGCGCGCTGGACGGCGGCGCAATTGCAAAGGATTGAACAGGATGGCTGACCGCACCTGCCTGCTCGGCGACGACTGCGATCTGACGGTGGCGTGGATGGCTGGACGCCTGCACGGCAAACGGAGCGCCGAGATCGAACTGGCCGAATGGCGCGCGCGCGCCGAATCCGCCGAGGCAAAACTGGCGAAAATCGCGGCGCTGATGCAGGCCGCGAGGGACTGCGCCGACGACCTGGAGGACGAGGTGAAGTGGCGACTGAACGGCGATCACCCTTTCACAATCAGGGAGCGAAATGAAGCACTCGAACCTGTGATCAGGTTCCGGGCGGCGCTTGCCGCATTCGACGGAAACGCAGACGAACAGGGCGGCGTTGCAGCGGGAGGACCGGATGCCGGGTAGACAACCGGACATGCGATCCGCTGCGGCGGCAGGCGCGCGCCTGTGCCTACCTGATGCGGCCGAAATGTGCTTGATGGACCGGAACGGCGAACCGACATCGTGGGTTGCACAATGAGCAACAGCATGACGCCACGATTCTACCCTATGGTTACGGCCCCCCGCGACCGGCCTATCCTTGCGCTATGCTCCGGCCGGAAAACGGCCGTGAAATGGGAAGGCCCGCCGCTGCGGGACTGGTGCTATTGGTCCGAATACGATGACACGCCGGTTCCGGTGCTGGGCTACCTGACAGGATGGCGTGAATTGGATCGACCTGACACGGCGCGCGGCTACTTGGCAGAAAAAAAATAGCGCTTTGCGTAAAAATACCCCTGACATCCGTCACGCTCTGCGCTATATCTAAGCCATGGAAACGGGGTAAGCGCCCCAAAAGAGGAGAGACGACGATGACCACTACCCGCACACCCGAGATGATCGCCGCCGAAATCAAGAACTGGAACCTGCGCGACGTGAACGACCTGCGCGACCTGCTCGCCGAACTGTTCGACTGGCGCGACGAGAACGGCGACGGGATCGCTCCGCGCGCCTACGGTATCAACACCGCCGACCTGC